CGTAAGATACTCGCGAACGAAAGGACCGAGGAGCTCGAAGGGTTGGACACCACCATCGATTGGAAGAACACCGGAGATAACTCGTATGACGGAGAGAAACTATCCCTCCTTGTCCACGATGAAGCGGGAAAGTGGGAGAGGCCAGACAACATCCTCAACAACTGGAGGGTTACGAAAACAACGTTAAGATTAGGTAGTAGAGTTATTGGTAAATGTATGATGGGTTCAACAAGTAACTCATTAGACAAAGGTGGTGAAAACTTTAAAAAACTGTATAATGATTCAGATGTCACAAAAAGAAACCGCAATGGACAGACTCGCTCGGGACTATATAGTTTGTTCATACCTATGGAATGGAACTACGAAGGATTCATTGATTCTTATGGAATACCTGTCTTCGAAACTCCAACAGAAGAGGTTGAAGATGTACATGGAACACCAATCGATGTCGGAGTTATTGCGCACTGGGAAAACGAAGTAGAAGGTTTAAAAGGAGATGCCGACGCTTTAAATGAATTTTATAGACAGTTTCCTCGTACTGAAGAGCATGCTTTTAGAGATGAAACTAAAAATAGTATATTTAATTTAGCAAAAATATATGAACAAGTTGATTTTAATGAAGAAATAAGATTAACTTCAACTTATAGTACAGGAGATTTTCAGTGGGAAAACGGTATAAAAGATACAAAAGTAAAGTTTGTACCAAATCCTAAAGGAAGATTTAATGTAAGTTGGGTGCCTTCTATAGAATTACAAAATAAATATATAATAAAAAATGGTATTAAACATCCCGGTAATGAACATATTGGAGCTTTTGGCTGTGATAGTTATGATATATCCGGAACTACAGATGGGCAAGGGTCTAAAGGTGCTTTACACGGTCTTACTAAATTTAGTATGGAAGATGCGCCAGCTAATAAGTTTTTTTTAGAATATATAGCTAGACCTCAAACAGCAGAAATATTTTTTGAAGATATATTAATGGCATTACATTTTTATGGTATGCCAATACTTGCAGAAAACAATAAGCCAAGATTATTATATTATTTAAAAAGAAGAGGATATAGAAAATATTCTATGAATAGACCAGATAAAATCTGGAATAAATTATCTGTAGCAGAAAAAGAAATAGGTGGAATACCTAACTCAAGTGAAGATATAAAACAAGCTCATGCAGCTGCGATTGAAAGTTATATAAATACATATATAGGACAATTACCTACAGGAGAGTATGGAGACATGTATTTTAATAATACTTTAAATGATTGGGCAAAGTTTGATATAAATAAAAGAACTAAATTTGATGCAGCAATAAGTTCTGGTTTAGCTATAATGGCGTGTAATAGGCATTTATATACACCAAAAATTAAAAAAGAATATAACAATAAAGTTAATTTTAGTTTCGCTAAATACAATAACAAAGGAAACATTTCAAAAATAATACAATAAATGAAAGTAGCAACTAAAGGTATTTTTCCAAGTCAGGCAGTGCCAGATATTGAGAAAGCGGATCCTAAATATGGATTACAAGTTGGTAAAGCTATAGAGGACGAATGGTTTAAAAAAGACTCAGGAAGTACCCGTTACTTTGCAAACAGAGATCAATTTCATAGATTAAAACTATACGCAAGAGGTGAACAAAGTGTTCAAAAATATAAAGATGAATTATCAATTAATGGTGATTTATCATATCTTAATTTAGATTGGAAGCCAGTGCCTATTATACCTAAGTTTGTAGATATAGTTGTAAATGGTATTTCAGAAAGAGCTTACGATTTAAAAGCATATTCTATTGATAAGATGGCTAATTTGAAAAGAACTAAGTATATGGAAGATATACTAAGGGATATGCGATCAAAAGATTTTAATCAAGCGGCTAAACAATTATTAAATGTAGATACTAAAGTAACTAAAGTTAGCGATGAAGATTTACCTGAAAATGATGAAGAACTAGCTTTACACATGCAACTAAACTATAAACAAGCTGTTGAAGTTGCTGAAGAGCAGGCTATAAATAATGTTCTTGAAATAAATAATTATGATTTATTAAAGAAAAGATTAGATTATGATATTGTAACTTTAGGTATGGCTTGTGTTAAAAATAGTTTTAATACAGCAGAGGGAATAAAATTAGATTATGTAGATCCTGCTGATTTAGTATATTCATATACAGAATCACCTTATTTTGACGATATATATTACGTAGGTGAAGTAAGAAAAGTTAGTATAACTCAATTGAAAAAAGAGTTTCCACAATTAACAAAAGAAGATATAAAGCAGTTAGAAGACTATGGTACCAATCATAAAATGTATAATAGAGCTTATGTTAATTCAGATTCTAGCGATAGAAGTATGGTTCATATATTATATTTTGAATATAAAACTTTTGAAAATCAAGTTTATAAAGTAAAACAAACCGCATCAGGTGCTGAAAAGTCTATACAAAAAACAGATGAATTTAATCCGCCTAAAGACTCTAGATCTAGATTTGAAAAAGTGCAAAGATCTATAGAGTGTTTATATTGTGGGGTTAAAATAGTTGGTCAAGATAAAATTTTAAGATGGAATAAAGCTATTAATATGACAAGACCTAAGTCTGATATTACTAAGGTTAAAATGAGTTATAATATAGTAGCACCAAGAATATATAAAGGTAAGCCAGAATCTTTAGTTAGCAGAATGACATCATTTGCAGACATGATTCAAATAACGCATTTAAAATTACAGCAAGTTCTTTCAAGAATGGTACCAGACGGCGTATTCTTAGATGCGGACGGCATTGCGGAAGTAGATTTAGGTAATGGAACAAATTACAATCCACAAGAAGCATTGAATATGTACTTCCAAACTGGTAGTGTTATTGGTAGATCAATGACACAAGACGGTGATTTTAATAACGCTAAAGTACCTATACAGGAATTAAGAGCAGGTAGCGGAAGCGGTAAATTATCAAGCTTAATACAATCTTATAATTACTATTTACAAATGATGAGAGATGTTACTGGGCTTAATGAAGCAAGAGATGGTAGTATGCCAGATGGTCAAGCATTAGTTGGTTTACAAAAATTAGCAGCAGCTAATAGTAATACAGCTACAAGGCATATATTACAAGCTGGCTTATATTTAACTTTAAAAACAGCAGAATGCATATCATTAAGAATATCTGATGTTTTGGAATATTCTAATACGTCTAATGCTTTATTTGAAACATTAGGTAAATTTAACGTAGGAACATTAAAAGAATTACATTCATTGCATTTACATGACTTTGGTATATTTTTAGAATTAGCACCAGATGATGCAGAAAAACAACTTCTTGAAAATAATATTCAAATGGCAATACAATCAAAACAAATTGAGCTTGAGGATGCTATTGATGTTAGAGAAATTAAAAATTTAAAAGTTGCTAACCAATTATTAAAATTAAGAAGAAAGAAAAAGTTTGAAAGAGATAGACAGGCTCAATTACAAAATATTCAAGCAAACGCTCAGTCTAATGCGCAAGCATCTCAGGCTGCTGCGCAAGCAGAGCTGCAAAAACAACAGGGATTAGCACAAAGTAAAGTTGCTATTGCCCAAGCTCAAAACAAATTTGATATAGAAAAATTAGAAAGAGAAGCTGCAATTAAGAAAGAATTGATGGAGCATGAATTTATGTTAAATATGCGACTTAAAGAAGTTGAATCAAATGTAATTAATAATAAAGAAAAGTATAAAGAAGATCGTAAAGATAAAAGAACAAAAATACAAGCTACTCAACAAAGTGAGTTGATTGACCAGAGAAGATCTGGTAAACCACCAAAAAACTTTGAATCCGCAGGATTTGATAACTTAGGTGGATTTGGTTTAGAACAATTTGAACCAAGATAACATTTTTTAACAATTATATAATATTATATTATGGCAGAAGAATTAAAAGCACAAGCTGTAGAAGCGGAAGAACCGAAGTCTATAGCTGAGCAAGAAAAAGAGGTATTACAAAACGCCGGTGTAACCGTTGAAGAAGACGGTATGTACAAAGTAAATGTAGACGAAGTTAATAAATCAAAAGAAAACCAAGATGCCGTTCAAGAACAAGAAACAAAGGATGGCGTGCTACGCGGAAGCAGCGAGAATGAAAAAGCTGGGGAAGAAGCCGAAGTGGAACTGCAAGGAGTACGCGAAGAAGAAAAAATAGAAGAATCACCGATAATAGAAGAAGTAACCGATGAAACCAATGAAACAAATAGTACTGACGAGGCAGGAGTGGATGGAAGCCCTGAAGCTGCCGACGCCGCATCGGAACAAGAAGAAGTATTATCGGAAGAAGAAACACAAGAATCTAAATTAAATTTACCAGAAAGCATAGAAGATCTGGTAAAATTTATGAATGAAACTGGTGGTACATTAGAAGATTATGTAAGATTAAATGCAGATTATTCTAATGTTGATGATAATACATTACTTATAGAGTATTATAAACAAACAAAACCTCATTTATCTTATGATGAAATACAATTTTTATTAGAAGATAAATTTTCAATTGATGAAGATTTAGACGATGAGAGAACACAAAAAAGAAAAAATTTAGCTCTGAAAGAAGAGGTTGCAGGTGCAAAAAGCTTTTTAGAAAACCTGAAAAAGGATTATTATAAAGAAGTCAAGTTGGGTTCTAATTTACTTCCTGAACAGCAAAAAGCAATTGAATTTTTCAACCGCTACAATGATGAGCAAAAATCGGCAGAACAATTACTGGCTAAGCAAACATCACATTTTAATAAAGAAACAAACAACGTTTTTAACAAAGATTTTAAAGGTTTTAATTTCAATGTTGACGATAAAAAATATCGTTTCAATATAAAAGATGTAAATAAAGAAAAAGAATCGCAGACTTTATCAAATGTTTTCGATAAATACGTTGATGAGAATAATCTTCTTAAAAACTCAAGTGATTTTCATAAAGCTTTATTTGCGGCTAAAAATCCTGACGCAATAGCTAACCACTTTTACCAACAAGGTAAATCTGACGCAATCAAACAATTATCTAAAGACGCTAAGAACATTAATATGGATCCTAGAAAAACTGCAGATGGTTATGTTGAAAGCGGTGGTTTAAAAGTTAGAGCAATAACAGGAGATAGTAATTCTAAGCTAAAACTTAAACTTAAAAATTACTAAACTTTAAAATTTAAAAATTATGGCAAACGCAACTTTTAGTTCGTTACCTACTGATATTACTCCTAATGCGAGTAAAGCAGTATTAGCGGACAATTATTTGAACTTCCATGGTTCAGGTGGTGCAAACTGGTCACAGCAGTATTTACCTGAATTATATGCTCAAGAAGTTGAAAGATACGGAAACCGTTCAGTTTCTTCTTTCT